GCCCTGTGCGTATCGGTCAGACTCGCAATAGGCGACTGTTCTGACCCATGGGCTAAGTGCGATGCTGATTCCTCCAATTCCTGAAAATAAATCCAAGCCATTCATTCAACCACGCATTTCTTTTTCAAGCACTGAAACCCAATCCAACAATCCGAGTCGTGCTTGCATGAAATAGTTTTTATCACCGCTTCTTTATGTGTTTTCATTTCTGGCTGTGGGGCGGTCGTGCAAGCGGATAGGAGTAGTAAAAGAAAGATCATTTTTAATATCCAAATAGATAGGCGGCCATTATGCAAATAATGCAAACACACATAAAACCAAACCACAAATCGTTATAGTTCATTCTTCCCCCATAGCCTGATCAATCAATTCGTACTGCGCTTTTACTTCTTCAAGTAATTTGATTCGCCCTTTCGCTACTTCTTGACCAACTCCATCAAAAAACTTTTGGCTTGATTTCAAACTTTCTTGCTCGTTTGCAAGCATAACCTCAAGTTGTTCTTTAAATGTTCTCATTCCTTCACCTCATATTTTTTAAGCACTTCTAATGCCTTGTCAGAACAGTGGTAGCACGTTGATTCTGCAATTGTTTTTAATTCATGCCGATACTCGTCGCGCTCGTATTTTAGATACTTATTGTCTACGTTTCTTTGTACGAGTAACACCTGCAAGGCAACAATGTCCCCACAATCAAAATCTACTGGTGCTTTTTTTAAAAGCCCCTTTTCAAGTTCTTTATCTTCAAAGTCACTCATCTTGACCGCCTTCTAGTTTCTTCATTTCCTCAATGGCCCATCGTGCTCCAGCTTGAAACGATGCCCTTGGCGACCATTCGGCATCATTACTTTTATGCGCTTCAACCTGATGTTCGTTCGATGCTGTCACGATATCGCCCTCCGTGATCGGATCGACGGGCAGGACTTCAAGCACTTTTATTGTTTCTACCCAATGAACGGACTCTTCTGTTGATATTGGTTGAAAATTTTCGTGGGCTGAAATCCATCTTGGAAACCCGTCATTATCAATACCTATAAAAAATTCCCTAGCTTTTTTCGTGGTCATTTTATTTTCTCCAATACTTCATGTGCGGTGCAACTTGGGCACCCTTTATCGTTATGCAGAACGCAACAACCGTGTGATTTTATTTTCTCTAACGCCTCAATAGCTACGGCGAGTTTTTGTTCGGTGGTCATATTAAATTCCAAACCCACTCCGCGCAGATTACAAATACTTTGACCAAGAAAAGACAAATCAAAGCAGAGATAAAATATCCCACGACCATGAAAAATCCTTCTAACATAACCTCCGCTTTATCAGGTAATTTATTCATTCTAAAATCTCCTCAACTGTAATTTTCACAAGCGTGTTTTCGAATTTTTCAGGAATAAACACACCGATCATTTTTGTTCCAATTTTGGTTGCTGTACCTGTACCCTTCCAAGTCATCGGCTCTCGCACGATTTCCCACTCTTGTTCCATTATATATTTTATTGGATAACCGCTGTTTTTTGGCATATCAATCATTCGAAATTCGTGACTGTCCCAACAATAAAAAAATTTGACTGGGCCAGCCATACCCTCAAGTTGAAGCATTTTACCTTCCATCAATGCTTTAACAGCTTCTCGACCCGTTAGTTTTTTCATTTCTCATCCTCTTTTTTAGGAACAAACTGACCTGCGAGTGCGGTTTCTAATTTACTCCAACAATGAATCACGTCTTTCATATTATACATTTCGGCGATCTTTCGTCTCTCGCTACACAATTTTAAAACATCAGATAAAGCGTCGTCATATCCTTGTTGGTATTCTTCTCTCATGCTGTTTTCCCTTTGTTGATTTTTATGGATCGGCCTGACTTTGGTTAGGCATAGGTGGTGCCCTTTCTTTTTATTCGCCGAGCCGATCCATAAAACTTTTTAGTAACAGTTAGTGTAAGTTTGAGTGCCGAATGTTTGGGTCGTGCATCTCGTTTGCTTACCGCCTTGATTAATTGTGTCGATCCGCATATTGCCCACGTCCATTGAATGCGTGCGAATTGACTCACCAGTGTTGCTATCGTATCCGTTTCCATATCGCTGGTTACCAAATGTTTGTTCGTTATAGCTTGTAAACGCAAGCGCAGGACTCGATACGATTGTTAGTGCTAAAATTAGGTACTTCATTTTGCTTCCTTCTTTAAAAAAGCTACCACTTTTTTGGGGTCAATCAGTGTGCGGTAGCCTATTCGATGCACTGGTAACCCTGTTTTGATCCATCGGTACATTGTTGCCCGACTAACATCAAACTTCTTGCAAGCGTCTTTAACGCTTAAATAATTTACTTTTTGTCCGTATATTTTTATCATCTTAAGTCCTTATTTACGTTCTGCTCGAAATACTTATCAAGCCGATCATTGTTTTTGGTGTCCATCACGTCAAACGGTAGCTTAGTCCAACCGTCTGAAATAACCTCGTCGCCTTCCTTTGCTGACCAATAAAGATTATCGTTTTCGCTTAGGTCGCAGTATATAACGAACTGTTTAAAGTTGTAAAAGAATTTTCTCATTGGTAAATATCCTTATACTCATCGGTGACATCCTGAAACTCCATGTCGCACTCCTCGCAGGTGTCGCCCTCCTCAATTTTGTGCGACTTATTGTCGAACACATCGCACTTACATCTAAAGTAGAGGGGGCCGTTGTATTCGTCGTAGTAAAAATTTGCGTAGTTGTCGCCTTCTAGTCTTGGATTCATTCAGAAACCCTCGCTTCTAGGTCTTTTCGGTTTCCGCATTCCCAATTCTGATTTTGAATCTGAACGAGCTCTTCTATTGTTTTCTCATCCGATACCCAGTCAGTGTAAAGATCGTCATTCAACGATCTGGCAAAATCTAGTTCAGACATTGTGTTAATTACTTCGCCGTTTTTTAAGATTTGAATTTTCATTTTTGTCTCCAGTTTTGCGCCCAGTCCTTTGGGCTTGTTAAATTTTAAATTTATTAAGAACTCCTATAAAATCGACGAGCTCTTTTTCATCGTAAAAAAAAACGGGGCAATCACTTGATGATTCCATGTCTTCTAGCGCATCTCTTCGTTCTGTTTCGTCCTCAACTCTTTTTGAAATAAACTTAATTGCTATCTCGATTTCAGACTTTTTGGCTAAATTCAAAAACGGTTCTGTTTCTTCTGCCCAGTTGGTATCTTGCGTGTAGTATCTTTTTTTCATTGTCATTTCCTTTTCTATCGAGTCTTACTGACTTGATGAATAAAGAATAGTACAACTTGAGACACAATGCAACACTATTTTATTGAAAACTCACTTTTATATAACTACTTGATTCCTTACGATATTTCTCTAAATCAACCCCGTTTAGTTCAGGGATTTTAGCATAATCTACCGAGCCTTTACGCTCAATTCGAGCAATCTTCACTCCAGAACCCACAACCTGACCCATGTTCGCTTGGGTCAAGATCATAGACGCAAGTCGCTTCATCTCTTTCTCTTTCACCTCCAAAGCACTTGATAACGCGTCAACTTCGCGCTTTATTTCAGCGAGTTTTGTTACTTCTTCTTCTACACTTTGGAACGCATAAGAACTGTTCTCAAATCTTTCTTTAAAAACACTGACCGCTTTTTTAATCTCAAATATTGATGATTCATTGCGCTCTACTTCTCTGAAGTAATAAGCGTTGTTCGGTAACCCAACGGCTAACATCACCGATTGCGCTCCTGCGATTAACATCTGGTATTGCATTTGGTAATGCCAAACCGCAGGAATGCGATCGTGCTTGAGTTCTAAAATAATCGTTTCTGATTCAGTAGATTTAATCTCCACAATCTCGCCACGCTCATTCATGCCATCGAGTGACGCAAACATGAAAGAATCATCTTTCGATTCAATCACAATCGGCTTAAAGCCTTTAAAGAACCTGGAACGCACCGATTCTTCAACCTCATGACCGCGCTTAAAAATTTGCGCCATGTAAGGCGACACTTCTTTAGACTCGCCCGTTAGCTTCTCGATCATCACGCTATCAAAGTCAGAATAAGCCCCAGTGCATCCAACCACTGACGGAATATCGCTCGCGCCTAACCGTGTAGACCGATACTTAAGCCACTCCTCGCTACCCTGAATTAAATCAATCACTTTATAAGTCTGTTCGTTATACCAATCCATTATCATTCCTCCAGTTTAGTTTTTTTATGTTTATGTATTTATCGCGCTCAATTGTGATTGAAGCAGGTACTCGCTGAACGCTTTCAAGTATCTGATCCTTTATTGATGAAACAACACGAACGCCTAGCATCCCAAGTCTAGTCACCATTTTTTTATAGGCCCACTCGTTATCCCAAACAAAATACTCGCTAATCGGTAAATCAAGAAAGCTTGTTGGGTGGTAATCAAGCCTTAGGCATACGTTGCCATTTTTTGATTTATGAATCTTCATTGTGATCTTTGAGATTTCTACATCCTCTAAAACTTTTTCCCTCAAAGCCGATCCATCCGCTGCCGATAGACTCAAATTTTTAAGCGGATCGCGATCAAAAAACTGATGCGAACACACGGGGCAATACTGCGTAGAAATTTTTGTATACTCGTGACAATTCGGGCAAAACTTCATCTCAACAGTTAACGCCTCACCCTTGCGTCTTTTTTTGCCGATCTTAACGTCATCGATTGGGCCGAGCTCTGCAATCACTTGACCGTAATCCAAAATCAGCGCGTTTTCTTTTCCATCAAAAGGTCTAAGCGCACGGCCTACCGTCTGGACGTAAAGCACTGGCGAACGTGTCGGACGCATCAGGACTACGCAATCAGTCTTGGGGTCGTCGAAGCCTTCAGAGAAGATCGAGACAAAAACCAAATGCCTAGTAACCTCGTCCTGATAAAACTTAATTGATGACTCTCTATGTTCACTCTTTGAATGCACAACCGACACACTCTCACCCATTGACCTAAGAACACTCCCAACCATTTTAGCATGGTTAATGCTGACGCACGCCCATACCGCAGAACGTCTACCGATCATTCGAGTTAGCGCATCCTCAACCTGCCTTGTCACAATCGCTAAATCACTCGCTAAATCATTCAACTCATCTTGCGCGTATTCGCCTCCCCTGATCGAGATGTTCTGAACTTCAAATTGAGATGACCCAGCTTTCATTGTTGGGGGAACAAGGTAGCCATCAGCAATTAGGTCGCGCATTTCTTTTTTATAGGTGATTTGTTTAAAAAGTTTATCTTCTCCGTAAATATACCCATCACTCCGAAACGGTGTCGCGGTAAAGCCGACTAACTTCATCTTCTCATGATTATTCAAATCAAAGAACGAAACGTAACGGCCCGACTCCTGATCTAAATTGTGAACCTCATCAATGATGATCATGTTCAAATCAATCTTAACTTCATGAACAGATTGAATCGTTGAAACGATGATCGATTCATCTAGTTCTTTTCTATTCAGACTGCCACAGTAAACACCAACAGAATCAAAAACTTTTTTAAATCTTCTCTCGGTCTGCTCAAGCAAGTTGATCTTTTGAACAAGCACCATCACTTTTAAGTCTGGTTTTTTCTCAATCGACTTTTGAATCAGCGCAATTGTGCATTCTGTCTTTCCTGCCCCAGTTGGCAAAACAGAAAGCACGGAGCTGGACTCAAAGAGCCCAGCCCACATTGCCTTAACGCAATCAATTTGATAATCTCTTAATATCATTTTTTTCTTTCTTAATTTCTTTGTGTCTTTCAATGTGATGTATCTGGCAATACCAAATAACGTCTAGTGGTTTTGAATAATCCTCATGATGGGCTAGTGATTTTTTTGATTTGCAAACAATGCATGTTTTTTTCTTTAATTTTCCAGCCCTAATTGCTCGATTAACAATTGAATGTGCTTTATATTTTTCTGGATTTTTTTTCCTATAGATTTTGCAATTTATATTTGAAAGTTTAAGCCTTTTTTTTGTTTTTGATCTTTTAAAATCATATTCTCTTATTTTTTCTATGTTTAAAGTGCGGTGTAATAAAGCATCTCTTTTCGTGCAATCAATGCATTTATTTAGATGTCCATCGCCCATTTTGGCATGACGATAAAATTCTTTTATTTTTTTATTAACACCGCACTTAAAACACTTTTTCATTTTTTTACCTTAAAATGGAACATTTTCTTCGTTTGCGGTTTCTTTCATCTCTTCAGTCATTGCTTTAAAATAGCTGATCACTGATTGCTCGCCGTAGTTCGGATCGTTCTTGATCTTAACAACCGCAGTCGCCTTCTTTCCGCAAAGGTCAGTAACAGACTTTAGCGCAAAGTTCGTGAACCCTGCACAACTCATGAATGACTTAAGCTGGCCCATACCAATCTCTACAGCCTTCGGGTTATCGTTTTTAATGTTAAAGCTGTGAAAGATAAACTTTCCAGCGTGTTCGCCATCTAAAACTTTAAACCTAATCTTGATCATCTCTCCGCCTGATCTTGTTTCTTTTACCTCAGCTTCAAATGCGGAAACATTGTATTTTCCTGCTGGTACTCCAAGGTTAGGTTTCTTTTCTTCAACTCCAGTTAAGTCTAAAAACATACTCATGATTTATTTTCCTTCTTTTCTTGTTTTGATTCTAATTCGTTCAGGCTATTTATTAGGCTATCGGCCCAAAACACAGCACTATCAGTTAGTTCGCATCCTGTAAGACCTTCATCGTTTGACAAAAGAAGCCCCTGAAGGGCTACTCCTGCAAAATAATCGCGCCTTGTTATCATTTCTTTTCCTCTTTCTTTTCTTCTTTTTTCGTTTCTGTTTTCTGTTTTATTTTAGCGACAATTAAAGAAAGATCAGCAGGTTCAACTTTATCAAGCGCGCCTGATCGATCCTTAGCTACAAGCTTGTCACTTTTGCTCGTAACCAAAACCCTTTTTTCAATTCCTTGCTCATCTTTGTTAACGTGCAAGAAATAAACTTCATCAAAGAATCCTGCCAGTGAGTGACTTAGTTTTCCAACCACTGAGGGAAGCGTAAACCGTTGGCCCGTTTCATCCTTCTCCACTTCAGATAGCGCGGTAAAAACGACGTTAAACTTTGGTAGATCGCGGAATCCCTTAATCAACCCTCGAAGTCGTTTCGAGTTTTCACCGTAAAGCACCAAGGAATCTTTTCTTTCGGGAAACTCTACGCCTAACTGCTCAACTAAGTTTTGACTAATCTCAGTCAATGAATCGATGAAAATCCATTTATATTTTTCAGCGTCTTTTGTTTGTAGAAACTGATACGCCTCGCCGAGTCTCGTGATCCGCTTTTCTTTCGGAATCACTTTACCCTCGTTATCAGTCGATATGTCGATCACATCTATCGACTCACCGCGAAGCGGAAGCAACCCTGCTTCTGCGCTGATCACAAGTGTCGGTTCTTTGATCGTCTTTGCTAATGTTGTTTTCCCTGAACCTGGTTCACCATAAACCAGAATCTTCAGCGCATTCACGCCGATGTCTTTCGTGTTCGTTATCTTCATTTATTCTATTCTCCAGTTTGTTTAAATCATCAGACCTTCTGACGACTGGAAATAAAAGTAATCTAGTGCGTTGATTTCTGTCAATTCTTTTTTTACTGTTTAAAACAACTGGAGACTTTGAAAGCAAAAACATCAATATAGAGGACGCATCATGTTCAGAAAAATATATGAAAATGGTTATTCAGTTTTACCCATCAACCCCAACGGAAAAAATCCAATCATCCAAGAGTGGCAAAAGTATTGCCGAGAAATGCCAAGCGATCAGCTTGTAGATAAATGGGATACACAAAAACTTAATATCGGTGTAGCCTGTGGGCCAGCGTCAAACCTCATCGTGATTGACATCGACACCGATGACGCTGACATTTTGAATTTGCTTCCTCCTTCACCTGTAAGGAGACGAGGTAAAAAAGGGGAGGCTCGCTTCTTTCGCGTTCCCTCTAAAGTCTCCAGCTTAAGAGATATCGAATCTCGCAGCTTCCCCTTCCTTGCCGATATCCTAGCCGATGGCAGACAATGTTTAATCCCTCATTCAATTCACCCCGAAACAAAAAAGCCTTATTTTTGGCTTACTCCTGACACTTTAGAGAACATGAAGGCCGAAGACCTTCCTGAATTTGATCCGAGTGTCATTCCTGTTTTAGAAAGATTGTCTCAAAAACTATTCAAATCAACAGACGCTTCCGCATCAGGTCGAAACAACAAACTAAAGAGCATTGTTACAGCGATGCGTGCTAGAGGTGAGGACGAGCTTAAGATTGTTGATGAAATTTATGCTTGGGATAAAATCCATCACTCGCCGCGCCTTTTTACTGATGCAAAAGAAAGTTATAAAGCTGAAAATGAAGAAGACGCTAAAATTAATGCTTGGAAGTTTGTTTCAAAAGTCACTATTTCATTAATCACATCAGGGGTCGCAAAGCTTACCGAGAATCAAACAATAGAAATATCTGAAGATCAAATTGAAATCGCTAAAAAGGAATGCTTTAAGTTTATTCCTTACCCTAAACCAAGGGGCGCAATGCTTGACTTCTATGAACTTTGCGAATTAAAAAGCGCAGGGAATCAAGATGCAATCGGGCTTGGTGGGGCTATCGCTTTAATGTCGGTACTTGCTTCAAATAAGTTTGTCACTGAGTGTCGTGGGCTTACCACTTGCCCAAATAATTACATCATAAACCTTGCTTATTCATCGTTCGGAAAAGAACTATCTCAAAGCATCATAAACGATCTGCTTGCTGACTCAGGGTTACTCGGTTCAGGAAACTACAAGTCAGATGTTTCGTTCATTATGAACCTACCTAATCAGCAAGAGCGGTTAGATGTGATCGATGAGTGTTCAACCCTGCTTAAAGCGATGGGGTCAAAAGAGGGATACGCATCAAACATCGTCGAGTTAATGAGTGAACTATATACCAAGGGGTCAACTCGGTATCACGGTCAAACAACTTTAAATCACGGCCAGTCGTTCGGGGCTTGCTATAACCCTCAAGTCTCTTTCCTTGGATCAACAACCCCAAAGGGATTTAGAACATCGGTCACCAAAGAAGTTGCCGCCAAAGGATTCCTTCCTCGAATGCTGATCTTTTTCCAGAATGAGGTCGGTGAATACCGAGGAAGGAAGAAAAGAGTCTCAGGGGAGAAGCAACAAAAAGCGTTGGAAGCATTTGTTTCTAAAATGGTTAAAACTGAAAAGATTGTTCATCCTGACTTTAATCCTGAACAAAATATTCTGGCTAAGATTAAAAACGAAAAAGGTGAAGATGTATCTCTCGGCATTAGGTATCAACCAAGAATCGTTAAGATGACCGATGAGGCACATGAATACTGGATTGATTTAGAGGAGAAATACCACAACCAAAAACGTATAGACCCAGACGGATTCGAGAGCGCGTTTATAGGGCGATTTGCGGAGATTACAGCAAAGCTTGCCTTACTAGACGCATTGTCGCTTGGACGCTCTAGAATCGACGTTGACAGCGTTATATGGGGTAATGAGGTGGTGACTACTTGCTGGCACAACTCAAAGCCACTCTACGAGCTCGCGCATGCTGAAAATTGGGTCGAGTCTAACGTCATTAGAGTTTTATCGTTTATCAAAGCGAGCCCAAATGGCACCGTTGATCGAACTAAGTTGATCAGTCAAAATCGTTGGATCAAATCAAGGGAGCTAGACGAGGTTATTAACTCACTTGAGGAGTCAGGTAAAATCGTTAAGGTTAATGCTAACCAAGGAAAGTCAACTAAGCCTAAGATCGTTTATATGGCTTCTAAATAGTTAAGAACTGTTAATATTGGTAAGTTGCATACAAAATTCTAACGCTCAACTATTTTATCTTATTGTTTTTATTAATGTTTTAGAAAGTTGTAAAAGTTGTAAGTTGTAGGCATATACCCTGTATATGTTTATGGGGGTGGGCTTATATTAAAATAATCTGATAAGAATACTTTAGTCAATTATTATAAGGGTATATCTATACAACAATACAACTTACAACAATAATACAATATATAATAATAATAATAACTTATAATAGTTGACCATTAGAATTTTGTAACAAGGATGTCAGAAATTGACTTTTTTTGAATAAAATACTACCTTTTTTCAATGACAAAAGAACAAGCACTTGACCAATTAAATTCGATTTTCTCAGACGTAAGCCGTACCATCTACGAGGAATGGGACATGCAAGAAATGATGGCAAACGAAACACTCTCAAAAATATCATCAGTCATTGATTACATTAAAAGCCTAGAATGATACGATCACCTCAATGCTGGTGACTTTCACAATCCCTTACCCTCCCTCAGTCAATCACCTCTACGGACGCACTCGCTTTGGCTCTAGCTACATCAAGCCAGAGGGGAAACAATTCTACGCACTGACCGCAATGCTGATCTCTAAACATGCTGGCGCATTCCCCTCTCAGAGGCTCTCTGTGGCGATTAAGATGCTTCCCCCTGATAAGCGGAAGCGCGATTTAGATAACGTCTTAAAAGCGATTCTAGACAGTGTGACGAAGGCAGGGGTCTGGAATGATGATAGCCAGATCGATAGGCTCCTGATCGAACGGGCCAACGTCATCAAAAATGGGTCAGTCACTATGACAATTGAGGCTCTATGATTCACAAATACTATACCGAGAAACAAGCGTTATGCGGTGCGCCCCACTACTCAAGCTATGTCATCTTCAACTGGAAGGCCGTCACTTGCCCTGATTGCCTAGCCATGAAAGAAATTGTTGAAAGAAATTCAGATTAACCCTTAAACTACAAATGTCGTTCTTTCGCGTTAGTTGGCCCGATCATCTGTGGTCGTTTTCTTACTCCATACACAGATGGTCGGGTTTTTTCTATAAGTAACCGACTAAATCTGGTAACTACTTATATTATTATGTAAACTTTTTTAAGTATTATGTAAACTTTTGGTCATCTTACGCTTGTAAAATCAATCTAAAATAGTTATCCAAGTTAAATGATGAACTTTACCCGTTTAGTGATGGGGGCAATTAAGTTTAGAAGAATCATCAAAGCGTTGATACAACTTCTACTCATCGCCCCAGAGAATCGTGCTAAAACTCTTCTGGTTTCCTTTGAAAGTGAGATAAAACACTTTGGCAAGGGGAAATAAAAAGAAGGTTCACGATTACTCGCATCTTGATCTTGAACCTGGAAAATATTCACCCGATTTAATTCCTAAACTCAAAGAACACTTTGAGAACGGTTACTCATTCCGATCATTTGCCGCCGTGGCAAAGATTCCTTTCAGCACTCTATTCCGCTGGATCAATCAATACCCTGAGTTTGCTAACGCTAAGAAAATGTACGAGCCACTCGGACTCGCTTGGCTTGAAACTATGGGGAAACAAGCTTTAATGCTCCCAGACGGTGTGAAATTCTCATCAGCCGTGTGGTTCTTCATGATGCAAAACCGCTACCATGAGGTCGATATATCAAAGCTTGATCAAGATAAAGTCGTTAATCCTGCAAGGCTTAGCAAAGAAGAACTTCAGCAGATCATCGATGCTGCTGAAGAATCTTTAGAACAGTTAAAGTCTATGAACGCTGAAAAACACGAGCTCATCGAAACTGAGGCTAAACAAATTGAAGACAAATCTTCCAGTAATAACTAGACTCGCTCAACCTGATGACTTAGGACACGTCATCGTGACGTGGTGCAAGTCTTATCATCAGTCAGACTTCGCTCGCTCCATTAAGTTCAATACCTACATGGATCACCAAAAGCATCTAGCTCAAGACATTGTTGACTCATGCCCCGTGCTAATCACTGCACTTGAAGACGATCCCTCAGTCATCATCGGGTACACAGTCTTTGAACCATTCAACAATGACACGATCATTCATTACATTCACGTCAAACCAAAGTTCAGAAACTTTGGGATCGCAACCCTCATGATCAAAGAGATCGCAAAAGGTAAACTCTTTATCACTCACAAAACTAAACACTTTAAGTTATTTAAAGAACTCAAAGCCGAGTACAACCCGTATCTATTTTTCGAAAGGGATCACGCATGAAAATATTAGAACTTAAACTTAAATCAGCCGTACGAGTAGGTGTTGTTACTGACCGATTAGTGATCGGTGGGTCAACCATCCCAGGTCTAAAGATCGAGCTTAATCAAATAGGATTTAAAGTAGATGCCGATTGCTTAAAGGATCGGTCAATCGTTATCCCGATGACTGGCGTTGAGTGCGTATACATCGAGAATGAATCGGTGCAAGAGGAGCTCGTAATCGTAAAGCCTAAGCCTGAACCAAAGCCAGAATCAGAGCCAGAAGTTAAGCCTGAACCTAAGAAAAAGGGGAAGCGCAATTCATAACATCGTAGCCACCACTCTGCTGTACAAACTCGCAAGCGCACAAGCCGTTAAGACTGACCCCAACTGGCTAGTGCCTCAAGAGTATCCCGATCAGGCGAAATTCATCTTGGATGACGCTAAAGACATTGCTGTGCTTGGAACCAGACGATCAGGAAAGACTCACGGTATGGGTACACGCCTATTCAGAGCCGCTCGCAAACATAAGCGGTCTATAGCCCTATACATCGCTCTTACCCGTGATTCAGCTAAATCAATCATGTGGCCCGTACTCCAAGAGTTGAACGATAAGCATAATATCGGTGCGACCATGAAAGAGGCCGATCTTACCGCGCATCTTCCTAACGGATCGATCATTAAGCTTGTCGGAGCTGATATGAAAAACTTCATGCAAAGGCTACGAGGTGCCAAGTATTCAGAGGTGTGTATCGATGAACTTCAATCATTCAGAAGACACGTTGAAGAAATGATTGACGAGATTCTTAAACCTGCGCTACTCGATTACGATGGATCGCTTACCGTGTGCGGAACCCCAGGCCCGATCATGGATGGATACTTCTACAATATCACCGAGCTTAATCACGCTGGTTACTCCCAACACAGACTCTCAATGCTTAGAAACCCATTTCTTCCTAACGCGAAGGACTGGTTAGAAAAGCACATTAAAAAAATGAATTGGGATGATCAGCACCCAACACTACTAAGAGAGTACATGGGAAGATGGGTCACCGATGCCTCATCCCTCGTCTATCAATTCAACCGTCAACGAAACGCCGATACCTACCGAGATAACGTCGATAAACCCATCTACATCATGGGCCTTGACCTTGGCTTCAACGATAAGTGCGCCATCTCTGTCATTGCGTACTCTGAAACGCAAAAGACCGCATGGATTGTATACAGTGACGGCTATTCAGGCATGGACGTGACAGAGATTGCTGAGTTTTGTAAAAGGATCATTGATCGTTATCGGCCAGTAGTGGTCGAGTGCGATACAGGTGGTCTCGGTAAAACAATTGCAACCGAGCTGATCATCAGGCATGGGCTACCGATTAGAGCCGCCGAGAAAGTCGATAAACAATCTTGGATCGCGCTACTAAACGACGACTTTAGAAACCAAAGACTGATGGTGTCAGACACATGTGACAAGCTGATCGATCAGTATCTAACCCTAACCAAAGACGACAAGGGGCTTGAAGACCCTAGACTATCAAACGATCTAGCCGATTCCGTACTATACGCATATCGGCGTGTGTTCTCGTTTATGTCTAAACCTCTACCTGAAAGGATCGAGCATGGAAGTGAAAAGTGGGCCAAAGAAGAAGAACGCAAGATCATCGAGCAAGAAGAAGAAATCGCAAGACGTAGAACAGAGGAAGAACAATATAATAACTTCTGAACTGATCGACTACGCTTGCAAGGTTCTGATAAACGCTGGCATGGTCGGATACTCTTTTGAAAATTACTTAATTACGGTACAACTAATGCAAAGCAATGATATTTTAACAGATGAAGATTATACTCTTTGGAGCGCGTAAATATGATTAAAGAATACTGGTGGGAATTAAAGGGTGAAGAAAGAGCGCAAGAAATTGCTGGCATCGTTTCACAAATTGATACCGAACAATCTTACAAGAAAGACGCGAACCTTAAGCACATGCGGATGTACGCTAACATTCCGATCTTAGGGTTAAATACTACCAACTACGCTCGTGTTTCAAACGCAGCACTTCCATCCGAGCGGTACACGTTTAACGTAGTCAGATCAACCGTTGACACCCTCGTTAATAAGATCGCAAAGAATAAGATCAAGGTATCATTCCTTACCGATGGCGGTGAATCTTCAGCCCAAAAGAAGGCTAAGAACCTAACCAAGTACGGGCTTGGGATGATGACTAGAACTAAGGCCCGTGATCATCTAACCGAAGCGTTTCGAGATGCCTTGGTCTTTGGTAACGGATTCTTAAAGGTTTTTGAGAAAGATGACAAAGTACATTGTGAACGAGTGTTTCCTGACTACGTTAAGTGGGATGATAGGGACGCAGAGAACGGTCACCCTACCTCTATGTTTGAGGTGAGAATATTTAAGCGTGACGTTGCAAAGCGCATGTTTCCTAAACACGCAGACGCAATCGATGCCGCCCCTTCAGCTTTTGATCGGTCTAATAACTACTCCATGGCCCTAGCCGATTCGATCTACATGTACGAGGCTTGGCACTTGCCTTCAATGCCTGGTGAAAAAGACGGGGTGCATAGCTTATGCGTAAATAACGCTGAACTGTTTACCGAGAAGTGGAACCGTAGCACGTTCCCATACGTTCACCTGATGTACTCGAAACAAATGGTCGGCTTCGGTGGAACCTCAATGGCTGGTCAGCTTACTTCTACACAAATTGAACTGAATAAAACCATGCACAAGATACAACTAGCACTGCATCTTGCGTCTCCTAAAGTTCTTCTAAAAGCTGGTTCTACTATCGTTAAATCCAAGATTAATAACGAAGTGGGTGGGATCATCGAGGTGGGTGGAGCTGGTGAGTTTCAATACGTTGCAGCGGCTCCTATTGATCAAACCTACTTCATGCATAAGACCCAGTTAATACAAGAAGCTTACGAGCAGGTAGGCGTTTCCATGCTATCTGCTCAAGCTAAAAAGCCTGAAGGGTTAGACTCAGGGAAAGCGTTACGGGAGCATAACGACATTGAGGCCGAGAGGTACATGCTACTTGGTCAAATGTGGGAAGACTCGCACGTTAAGCTTATTGATCTTATGATCACTGAACAAAAGGCTATCGCTGAACGTGGGGTAGATGCTTTTGAAAAGGTGGACGCTGGTACGTTCATCGAAACGATTAGATGGTCAGACGTTGATCTTGATCGAGATGCATTTGTAATCAAAGCATTCCCAACCTCGTATTTATCCCAGACTCCGATGGGACGGTTTAACGATATTAAGGATATGATGGGCATCGGGTTAATTGATCAAGAATGGGCCATGAAGCTATTAGACTTCCCTGATCTTGAGGGGTACATGAAATATAAGAACAGCCCAACCGACTTTATTGAGTACGTTATTGAAAAGATCGTAGACGACGGTGAATACATTGCGCCCGATCCTAAGATGCCGATACAACAAGCGATGCCTATGTTCCTAAGTGCGTATCTATCAGGACGCAGAGAGGGACTAGAGCAAGAGCGGCTTGATATGCTACAGTTATGGATGGTATCGGCTGACGCTATCATTAAAGAGCAAGCGATGAAGCTTCAAGAGCAACAAATGGCCCAGATGCAAGCAATGCAAGCGCAAGCACAGCCTGAACAAATGTCCCAACAACCACAACAGCCCGTAGGAGGGGTACCGCAATGAGTGAAGAAACAACCGCAACCACACAAACAACTGAAACTGAATCAAATCCATTCGCTAATCTATTTGTAGAAACGCCTGAAGAAACGGCAGCACCTCAAGTAGAAGCGAAAACAGAAACGGTTACCGAGGAAAAAAAAAGCCTAGAGGGAGAGACCCCTTTAAAGGACGAGTCATTAACTGTCAGAGACTCGTTTAGTTCTCTAGCTAAATCTGAGAAGAAAGCTCGCGAGTTACGAGAGAAGCTTGAATCAGAGCGCAAAGCGTTTGAGTCTGAAAAAGGTAACTATCTAACCAAAGATCAGGTCAAGGCGTTGCTTGAAGAAAACGGAATACTTGCCGCTAAAGAGTTTGGCATCGAGCCTGATTCTTTGATCAAGCGTCATTTTGCTAACGATGGAAAAGACCCAGAGTTTCAGATTCAAGAGCTTAAGAAAGAAATTGAATCGCTTAGGAATATGACCAAGGAAGAAAAGGCCAAGGAGTTAGAAGAGCGAGTAAAGAACGAGGAAAAGATTCAAGAGCAAAACATTACTCAATTCAAATCAGTCATTAAAGACACAGTAACCAAGGCTGGTGAGAAGTATGAGTTTTTATCCGATATTCAAAACTTTGAAGATCAAGTGTTTGAAGCTTGGTTTCAAATCGGTCAGAAGATAGGTACACCTCCATCGCTTGATGAAGTGTTAACCAAGATGAACGCAGAAGCCGAGAAGCTATTAGAAACACAAGTAAAGAACGCCAAATCATTGCCGAAGCTACTAAAAAAGCTAGGCATGTTTCAAGAGAAGCAAGCGGAAGATCAAAAAGATAAGTCAATGACGCTTAACTCGTTCTTTCCAACCTCTGCCCCTGAAGCACCAAAGGCAGACGATTCTAAAAGAATCCCAACCGACGAGGAAAGAATGCGAGATGCAATCGCAGCCTTGCAACAAGCTAGGTCAGGATGAGATTAAAGTTACTTGACGAAATGCCGATATAAATGGTGTACTGATTACTGTAACGCTATCTTAAGTGTTTCGGGCTTGGTTAAGTGAATCCAAAGGATGCCCAAAAGCGTTGAAAACAAATAAATAACTTTCAACCCTATATATCCTTTGGAGGATTACTATCATGGCCGTCACAATGGACCAAACAGCTTTTGCCGCCGCGCTTAAGCAGCTCTATAAAGAGCCGACAATTGAGAATCTAGTTTATAAAAGCAACCCTGCACTTGGCTTGATCAAAAAGTCTGAAGACTTTTACGGTGAAGTTGAGAAATACCCTGTATTATACAGTAACCCTCAAGGTGCATCTTCTAGCTTTTCTTCAGCTCTAGCAAACAAGCAAGCCTCTAGCTTACAGGCTTTCTTGCTACAACGAGTAAGCGATTACGCTACTGCTAACATTGCTGGTGAAACTATCGAAGCTTCACGCAATAACGCAGGTGCATTCATGTCAGCACTAAAAACTGAGATGGACGGAGCTTTTCAAATCTTCGGATTACGAAACGCTTCAGCTTTGTACCGATCTGGTACAGGTACAATCGGTCAAATCAGTGCTGGATCAAACGTAGGTACTGCGACAATCACACTTGCTAACCCTGCTGACGTTGTTAACTTTTTCGTTAACCAAACACTTCAGGCTTCTGCTACCGATGGCGGTACTCCGCTTGCTGGTACAGTGATCATCACTAACGTAAACCGAGCTACTGGCGAACTTACTGCATCAGGCAACTGGTCAGCAGGTATCGGAACGATTGCCGCTGGTAACTTCTTGTTAACTAACGGTGACTCTAACCTTAAGATGGCTGGTTTCTCTGGATGGATTCCATTCAGTTCTTCAGTATCATCTACTCCATTTTTTGGTGTAGACCGATCAGTCGATAAGCAATTTCTAGCTGGTGTTTTCACCGATGCTACAGGAGCTCCTATCGAAGAAGCGTTGATTCAATCAGCGACTGAAGTATCAGTAAACGGTGGTAACCCTGACATCGTACTTATGAACCCACTACGCTACGCTGACCTAATCAAGTCAATGGGCGCAAAGGTTCAGTACAACAAGGTTTCTGACCCTAAAGGATACTTTTCGTACTCTTCAGTGAAAATGCACGGCCCGAACGGCGAGATCAATGTCGTTCCAGACCGTAACTGTCAAGTCGACCGAGCATACATGATGACTTGGGATACTTGGTCAATGCGATCACTAAACAAAATGCCTCATATCTTAGGACTTGATGGCCTAGACTTCTTACGTCAAGGCACTGCCGATGGGTATGAAATCCGAGTGGGTGGATACTTCCAATTGAAGTGTGTTGCCCCAGGACATAACGGCGTAGTTAAATTGCTGTAGAAATTAAATTGGGGTTAGGTGCATTCGTGCGCCTAGCCCCTTTTTTAAGAAGGGAAAAATTTAAATGGCTAACAGATATGGTTATCAATTCTTATATAGCCGTAATCCTGAATTAAACTTCATTGAAGGTAACTTCGTTGTGGGTGCATCAGGTGCGGTAGGTGCGGTTCAGGGGTCAGGCGTAAGCAGTGTTGTTAAGCTTGAAGACGGAACGTACCAAATCAACCTAGAAGATGGCTTTCCTCATTACCTAATCGGTAACGCTGAAGTCATCGCTCCTACAACTGGTTCGGCTGTAGCTGATGGGTCTTTTGTCGTGGGTACAACCTACGTCATTAGCGATGTCGGTACAGGCGACAC